AACCAAGTCGCACGTTGTCAAAGCCTGCTCAGACGGCAAGGAGAAGATTGTGCGCTTCGGTCAGCAGGGAGTTAAGGGTGCAGGAAAGAATCCAAAATCAGCGAAAGATAAAGCTAGGAAAAAGTCGTATTATGCTAGACATAATGCACAAGATTCAAAGCCAAGTAAGATGAGTGCTCGGTATTGGTCGCACAAAGTAAAATGGTAAATTGACATGACATTAATTGTTGCTGGACCCCATACTGAATTTACGGCACAATATAACCCTGACAAAGAGGGTGAAGAATTTTTCTATGTTCAAGAAATAGCTGGTAAATTTAAAGAAGCTCTTGAAGATCCTAATCTTCGCGAACACGCAATGACAACGTTAGGCGGCGTCATGAAAACTCTTAGCGGTCCAGGAAAAGCAGCATTGATGGATTCAATGGGGTACTAAATATGAAGTGGAATAAAAGAGAGGGCTGGACCTTCAAATCTAAAAATACAGATTTCAATACTAATTTCAGTCCTGACGACAAAAAGATTGCGAAAGATTATCCCTATTACACAGGAAATGAACCGCAGTTTGCAGGCTTAGGTCCAAATAAACTGGCCTCTAAAGTTGCAAAAGCAAATAAAAAGCAATCTGAGAACAGACAAAAGGCGGCAAATAATTTAAACGCTCAGAATCTAACGAGGAACGAAAAGCATTCTGCTTTCAATAAGTACCAGCAAGCATCAATCAATCGATTCCAATCATCGACTGGTGGTGATTATGTCAACAAGCGAGATGGCATTAACACTGAGATGCTGACACAAGCTGGATTTACTGAGAAAGAAATAAATGAATTGCAAGATAATGCCAAGTCAGAGTTTAAAAATTTCTACAAAAAAGAAAAGATTGTCCCTTGGGATGCTGCAGCTTTTGGCAAGCAGCCTAAGAATGGCACATTCGATGCTGAGTATTACCTCAAGAATTCAGATCCATCTCTTTTAGAAAAATGGAAAGCAGCGCAAGACAATGATGATTTAGATTTACTTAATGTTTATGGCGATGTAGGAACGTATGCCCAGTGGAGCTATACGTCGACAGGCAAGAGTGAGGGGCGACCAGGTAATAAAGAGAGCATTAAAGAACTCACTGCTGTCACTGGCTATGAAGAAATCACGACAGATGAACAGATGGGGAGAATTCGAGATGAAATGCTCGGATACACACCAGGAGAGGACGAAGAGGAAGATATGGTCGATTCTGATAGCTTTCTTGGCAAAGTTTTAGATTCTGAAACTCTCAAAGAAGATATTGCTGGTCAGCAAAAGTTTTATGCACTGCAGCAGGACGTTTTGCAGAGAGTAAATAAAGCACAAAAAGACATGCAAGATTACGCTGCAGAACGTGATCTGTATGCAGGCTTTCCAGAATTTAGTGATTACATGAATGCAAATCAAAATCTTACCAATGAGATTTTGGATGGTTTAGGTGGCGGCGGAATGATGGGCATTGGTGGCATGAAAAGCGGAATTGAAAACTTAATTGGCAATGTCACTGGGATCTCAAGTAATGCAATGGTGTACGACTGGCAAAAATTCTTTGACGAAGAATTGGCTACGAAATATGAGGATATGGACACAATTACAAGCGAAGAATATGGAGAACTTGAATTAGACCAAGAGTTCAGAGATGACTTCATTAATGAATATCTGAAACCACGATTTGATGGATCTAAATCAATGTCTGAATTCACATCGTATATGGATGTGAGGAAGGGAGAGGAGAACATTTATCAGACACGAACCACCGTTGACGCAATTCGCGAAGTTGTAGCAAAAGAAACAAAAGCATTTATGGATCAACTTAAGGAGAGAAATAATTCTCCACGCGATTTTGACCCAGAGTTTTATTTCAATCCAGAAGGTGATAAGGGCATTTATGCAACACAAAGAGAACAAGTCTCAGCCAATTGGGAAAGGGCAAAAGAGAATCCTGATAAGATGGTCGGTGAAACAGGCAAGACTTGGCAGCAGTGGGCGTACTTCCACGGCATGGATTTAAACAATAAAAATGATTTTGCGAAGTTGCATTACCAAGTCAAAGGTAAAACTGAAGGCTTTGACGGTGCTAAAGATTTGCTGACCCAAAACGACGTCAGAAACTTCATTACAGAAAAGATTGTCCCTGCTGTTGCTGAGATTAAAATCGAAGCCGGTGAAGCCGCATTCTTGCCTTTTGATACACCTGACACTTTTATTGATGAATATCTTGGGGGTGCGAATCCATTCGATGACGACAGCTGGAAAAGCGCCATGAAAGATCTTGGTTATGATGATGATGATCTAGATGAGTTGACAAGCCTAGATGAAGTTAAAGACATTATTAAGGAAACGCTAGGCTCATCAGAGGGTGCTGAGATGAGAGCAAGAATTAAAGAATTAAATGAGAAAAAGAAAAAGTTAGATCAAACGACACTGGGACTTGATTACATTGTACGAGAGTCAGACAAAGAAGATATTGACGAGGATACAAATGATTTTTTGTATGAGCAATACAAAAATTCTGGATATGAAGGAACCAGGGATGAGTTCTACGAAGATTTTTTCCCTGATGACCCAGACGCTTCAGGGGAAATGGCAGAGCTCGGAAAGTACATGAGTGGTGAGGGTTTCAATCTCGATATGAGTGATCCATTTGCTGCACTGGGTTCCGTTGGAAAACTGATGGGCGACGAGCAGGCAGGCGGAAATATTTTCTCAATGGGTGATGAAATGCCAGGAGATAATACTTCAGAATACGAAAGTGCATTCTCGTTTAGCACAGATAGAGATGATGCATTCGAAGGGTATCGATCACAATCAGGCTCAGATCTTATTGGTCAATTCTCAATGTTTGGCTAAAAATAAGTTATATTGGTTGTAATTGTCTAATTTTATATGTTTCAGTTTCCCAGAGCTGCCAACATAATCATGCGCTTTGAAGGTTTTTCTGAGCGTGCGATTCCCGATCCGGTGACTGGACAGATGCCGTTCACATTCGGCTATGGATGTCAAAACTATCCTAACGGCGGACCAGTGCGTCAGGGGCAGAGGGTGACCGAAGAAAAAGCTAAAGAATATCTACAGATCGAGATGAAGCAAATCGCTGAAGATTTGGACGATTTGGACTTACCAATAATTGATCGCAATCAGCAGGAAGCCTTGATCAGCTTTATCCACTCAATTGGATGGACTCCATTCTTGTACAGCGAAATCATTGACAAGATTGAATCAGGCGCGGAGATCCGTGTGCCAGAGGAATTCATGCGTTGGGTTTTTGGGCCAGACCACAAGGTCATTGGAGGTCTGTTAGATCGTCGCAGGGAGGAAGCGGCACTGTTTTCTATCTCTATGGAGCAACCACCTTGGATGACCGGGGACATTCTTCTTGCGGCTTTCCGAAATTATCAAGCTCATCCTGATCAAGTCAATGCCATCCGAGATCTTGAAAAGCAAGTCAACCCCTATACTTTGGCAGCTTTTCACGCAGAATTCTCCAAAGGAACCAATCTCAAAGACATAATGACCTACGAAGAGCTTGCGGGAATCTTTGATCTTTAGCGTAGAATAATAAGAGCTTCGGAAAATTGCATGGAAGAAACCTCAACCTTTGAAATGCCGTATCACCTGCAATTTGCGTTGAGGAAGGCAGAGATCGAGGCTAAGGAATTGACCTGGGATCAGATGCTAGTAGCTCTTTTGAATCTCTATCATCAGAGGCTGCTGGAAATCCAGGCCATCAAAGATCTGATGGCAGAAGAGAATATCGATATTGAGTTCGACGTCCCCACCGAGGTTGAGATGATTCAGCTGCTGGCTGGTTACGAGCTTGATGAGGACGACGGGTTTCAGGAAGCGTAAGCTTGCAGACGCTTCAGATACCACTCTGCTTTTTCAAGGTCCTCCAGACCACCCTTGTGTTTCCAACGCCACAGGTAAACAGCAAGAGTCCCGTGCAGGTAGCCGCGAAATTCTTCGGGACTTAGCTGAGCCTCAATAGCTTCGATGCATTCAATCGCACCGTTTGTGTAGTGGGACGGGTGATTTACTTTGTCTTCAGGTTCTTTCGTCGGCATCGGACAAAACCCATCAGGGCAGTCATTGACCGGCTTGAAAAATTCTCGTCCTATCGATTGATTCCGGCTTGCAGCCTGCGCTGGCTCATCATGTCCGAGTGCAGATTGGCTGGTTCCAACATCGGCAGATCCGCCATCAATTGTCGCGGTTGCGGTTGTGCTCCCGTCATTAATCCCACTTCTGCACTCGGTATCACTCCCGTTATTCCGCATCTGTTTGGCACCATTTGCTCAGGGTCAATAGAAAGATTAACACGTTCTCTTCCTTCTTGCCCAAGTGCCAAGCCATTATTGTACTGGTTATACATAGGCACATCAGCAGCCTCACGATCCAATTCCTGGCCGAGATCCTCCTCGCCTACATAGCGACTTTTGACCATATTATTACTGGTTAAAAAATCATCCAAGAATCCTAACGAATCCATTTCATCGACTACTTAAGATAAAATTATTATAGCGCGATGAATTGCTAGGATACAGATGGACCCCGGTCACAGTTACGAATTTGACGAGCGATTTCTCCGAGGTTCTCACGAATTTCAGAAAGAGTTTCAGCCTGATGACGTAAGGAAAGCCGATCTTGCTCGTAAAGGATCGAAAGCTGCTCGTAAAGCTTTAAAGTACCAACAGAGTCGTGGGATAACTGAGGAAACATACCAAACATCTCCATTTGCGGGACAGAATAGGCCAGGTATGGAAGGCGATGCGTTTGGAACAATCGGCGCTACTGCTTATGCAGATCAGCCAAGGCAATTTGGTAGAAATTTTGGAGGCGGTAAAGAATCTTCGTTTGGAAAACCTTTTAGCGGTAACTTAGGGGCCTTTTAAATTCTAGCAACTGTGATTTCTGCCTTTTGACTTTGGTACTTACCTTTACGATCATCGTAAGTTACATGGCAAGGTTCACCACGAAAGAAGAGAAGCTGACAGATTCCTTCGTTTGCATAGATTCTGTTCCACAAAGGAGTGCAATTACTGATCTCCAGTGTCAAGTGGCCCTCCCAACCGCTTTCTGCTGGTGTGATGTTGGCCAGAATCCCTGACCTGGCGTAGGTGCTCTTGCCGACAGCCACAACGGTGACATCTTTTGGCACCTTGATGCGTTCAACCGCCACGCCAAGGCAGTAGCCATAAGGAGGCAGGATGAAGTACTCACCACGATCGTCTTTCTGCAGCTCAGTCTCCTTCAAAATTTGTGGATCGAAATCTTTTGGATCGCACATGCCATTAGGAATGCCGCCGAACAATAAACACTGACTGGGGCTTAGTCGGATGTCGTATCCATAACTTCCTAGGCCATAGCTTAGCAATTTAATGCCATCTTTTTCGCGGACAACACAGTCAGTGAATGGTTCGATCATCTCGCTCTCAGTGGCGAGCTCTTTGATTTCGTGATCACAAAGTACAGACATAGTCTCAATTCAATAGGATCCTGCCTTTCGGCGAATACAAGTCAATAAAATTTTGAGTAGCGGCCTCGACCCCTTCTCTCGGTTGCATGTAGATGACCATACTTATGCCGGTCGGTTTCTCTACAAGCTTGTCGTCATTGAAATAGTGCCTCGTCATTGTAGGACGATTTTTGAGAATACAAACTGGAAAATCGAATAAATCCTGACAATAAGAACACATGTCCATGTAGTTAGTCAGGAAGACTCCCTGCTCGATCTCACCCTCCATCCACTTGCGCCGCATGGCACGAAACCAGACGGCATGACCAGAAGTTAAGGAAGGACTCAGCCCTCGCGTGGGTTTCCAGCGCTGGGTCTTTTTGTTCCAAAAGTAAGACATTGCAGGCGGGAATAGGTATACATTCCCAAACCAAGATTGCTCATTGAGGCCGTCGTCCTTGATTGTGTAATAATGCTCGTCTCCGACAAATTCATTTGCCTTGACAGAGCTCGCGGGATCTAAATCGATCTTGCCCATC